GACTTTGGAAAAGGTTCACCAGTTGAATCAAAACAAAGACAAGTATTTGATAAATGGATGAGAAAAGGTAAAGAAAACTTATCACCTGATGAAGTTAAAGTTTTAACTGTGTCTAATGATAACACTGCTGGTTATTTAGCTCCACCTGAATATGTGAGAGAAATAATTAAAGGTATTATTGAATTTAGCCCAGTAAGATCAGTAGCTAGAGTTAGATCAACTGGACAAAGAAGTATTCAAGTTCCAAAAAGAACTGGTACATTCTCTGCCGAGTGGGTAGCTGAACAAGGTACAAGATCAGAAACTGCAGGATATGCTGTTGGTTTGGAAGAAATTCCAGCTCACGAGTTATATGCTTTAGTAGATATTTCTGAACAAGAACTTGAAGATTCAGTTTTCAATTTAGAAGCAGAAATGAATGCAGAGTTTGTAGAGCAATTTGCAAAAGCTGAAGGAAACTCATTTATTTCAGGTAACTCAGTTGGAAAACCTCAAGGTTTAATAACTAACGCAGGTAACAATATAACTACAGCGGCTAATGATGCACTTGCAGCAGATGACTTAATTGGTGCGGCACACAATATTAAATCCGAGTACATGAGAAATGCTTCTTGGATGTTTAATAGATCAACACTTTCAGCAATTAGAAAACTGAAAGATGGTGCTAATCAATATCTGTTTCAACCAGGCATTTACCAAATGGGTGTAGGTTCAAGTTTACTTGGACACCCTATTGTAGAAGCATCTGACTTAGCTGATATTGCTGATGGAACTAAACCAGTTCTTTTTGGTGATTTCAGAAGAGGTTATATGATTATAGATAGAGTAGCTCTTTCAATTATGAGAGATCCATTCACACAAGCGTCATCAGGCAATGTAAGATATGTTGCTAGAAGACGAGTTGGTGGACAAGTTATCTTACCTGAAGCAATAACAACAATTACTATTCAGTAATTATAATTTATAGGAGAAGATAAAATGGCAATATACGATGGAAAAAGTGGAATAGCGATTGATGAATCATTGAACGCTATTGCAAAAGGTGCAGACACAGATTGTACAGCTGTTGATTCACAAGGCTTTTCTTCAGTAACTCACGTAGTTAATGTAGGAGCTCCTGGAATCACATTTAGTACAACTCACAAAGTTGAAATAGAATTAGAACATTCTGATGACAATGTGACTTTCACAGATGTAACATCTAATACAGATGTTGTAGGTGGAACAGTTGGTACTAATGGTCTATGGCAAACTATTGATGCTGATGGCGACTGTAATGCAGTTTACGCAATCGGTTATGTAGGTGGCAAAAGATACTCTAGAGTAGTTTTAAACTTTAGTGGTACTCATGGAGCAAACACTATATTTGGTGTAGTTGGTGTAAAAGGAAGACCTCTTTCAGGTCCTACTTCTTCACAAGCGAACCAATAATTAAATTGATTTTGTGGGCGATGTAAAAGTCGCCCATGAATAAAACAAAATTTTAAGGAGAACATTATGAAAATAAAAATGAAAGTAGATCATGTAGCAAAAGCTGACGATTTAGGTGCTTCAAGCATGGTGTATAAGAAAGACCAAGAATATACTTTTGAAACAGAGTGGCAAATGAAAATGGCTTCAAAGTGGATTAATAGTGGTAAAGCAGAGAAATCAGGTTCTAAAATTGAAAAAACAATTGTAAAACCAGCAGAAACAAAAGTTAAAAAAATTCTTAAAAAAGTAATGGGAAAAAAGAAAAAGTAATTTGGAAGTGAAATGTCAGGACTTAAAATTGATACAGCTTGGACTACATCAGCAGTAGCAACTTCTGATCAAAAGTCTTTTATGCGTGTTGATTTTAGTGATGATGATACACTTATAGCAGAATTAGTAAAAGCTTCTCAAAATGTAATAGAAACTTATATTAATAGAGCTATTACAACTCAAACATTAAGTTTGTTTTTAGACAGATTACCTTTCTATAATGATGTAAAATTACAAGAGGGAGTATTTACAGCTCCTGATTTAGAATATAATTCAAACTATATAGTATTACCAAAACCACCTGTAGCTTCAGTAACGCATGTTAAGTATTATGCTAATGATGATACAGCATCTACTTTTTCAGCAACTAATTATTATGTAGATACAATTAGTGAACAAGCTAGAGTGGTTCTTAAAAAAGGTGTTAGTTGGCCTACAGTTGCAGAAACTAGAAATGCAAATGCTTATGAAATAAAATATGTAGCTGGTTATGGTGGAGCAAGTGATGTTCCTGAACCAATAACACAAGCAATAAAATTATTAACAACACATCTTTATGAAAACAGAGAAGCTGTTACAGGTTTATCTGTAAATGCAATACCTTACACAATAGGTGCCTTATTACAGCCATACAAAGTACAAAGACTAAACAGTATATTAGGAGGATAGCATGAGTAGTGTTTCGCCAGTTGGTAAATTAAGAAACAAAATAACTATCCAAAACAATGTATTGTCAGCAGATGCATATGGTGGATTTACAAGAGCTAACACAACATTCATAACAGCTTTTGCACAAATTAAACCTAAATCAGCAAAACAAGTATTTAATGAACAAAGTGGTGAAAAAATAAATAACCCACAGGATTTTGAATTTATAATTAGATACAGAGCAAACATATCAACAGCTATGAGAATATTATTTGGTACAAGAACATTTGATATTAAAAGCATAGAGAATGATAATGAATATGATAGATATATTAAATTAGTAGCAACAGAAAATGTAGGTAACTAATGACAATAATGACTTTTAAATTTAGTGGTGTAGAAGAAGCAACAAAAGCTCTTGAAAAAGTAAAAGAAGATTTAGAGAAAGATATGAAAGAAGTGTTACTAGGTGGTGGACAATTAATTAGAGGTGAAGCTGTAAGAAGTATTCAACAAGGTTCAAAATCAGGTAAAACTTATAAAAGATATAATCCAACAAGAACACATAAAGCATCAGCTCCAGGCGAAGCTCCAGCTAGTGATACAGGATTTTTAGTAAGTAATATTAGAGTCAAAGAAGAAAAAGATGTGGTACAGGTTAGAAGCGAAGCATCTTATAGTAAATTTTTAGAATATGGAACAAGTAAAATGTTAGCAAGACCATTTTTATTTCCAGCATTTGAAAAAAGTAAACCTAAAATAGCAGAAGTTATTTTTAGGAAAATAAAACAAAGTTTAGATAGGTTTGGTAAATAATGAGTGATCACAGTTTAGAACTACAGAAATCAATTTTTAATGCTTTAGATGGTGATTCTACTCTACAAAGTTTAGTTACAGATGTGTACGATTTCGTACCTGAAAGTACAGCTTTTCCCTATGTAAAGATTGGGGAGGAAACATCTATAGATAATGGTACAAAAACACTACAAGGTAATGAACATACTCTTGTCATTCATACTTTTTCAAGGTATAGAGGAAGTAAGGAAGTTAAAGAAATTATGAGCAGAATTTATGCTTTGTTACATGAGAGTAGTTTAAGTGTTACAGGTGCAAGTCTTGTTAATTTAAGATTTGAATTTTCTGATGTAATTAAAGAAAACGATGGTTTTACTTCGCATGGGATACAGCGATTTAGAGCTATAGTTTATGATAGTTAAAATAAAATAAATAAGGAGAAAATAAAATGGCAGTACAAAAAGGAAGTAGCTTTTTATTAAAAGACAACAGCACAGGAACTCCAGCAACTATAGGTGGACTAAGAAGTACATCTATGAGTATTAATGGAGAAATGGTTGATGTTACAACTAAAGATTCAAACGCATTCGTTACAAGTGGAAATGATAAAGCAAGAGATTTATTACAAGGTGGTGGAATTAGAAGTATGTCAATATCAGCAAGTGGAGTATTCACAGATTCATCAACAGAAAACATTTTAAGAGGTTTTGCGTTTGATGGAGCAATACAAAATTATGATTTAGTTTTTGGTGATGGTTCTAAAATAGCTGGTGCTTTTTTAATAACAAGTTACGAAAGAGCTGGTGAGTATAATGGTGAAGAAACATATTCTGTAACATTAGAATCACACAATACAATAACTTACACAGATGCGTAATTATGGTTGAATGGACAAATGGTTGGAAAGTGATAAACTTTGAATTAAATGGCGATCAACATCATGGATTTATAAAAGTAACTAAATTAAAATATATAGTTATTGAATGCAATAAAGATGTTGATTGTCGTCCATTAGATAAAATTACTTTAAATGGACATGATAATCTCATAGTGCAAAAATTAGTTACTTACGAAAGTAGAGCAGAAATTCATTGTATAGAAGATAACAATGGAGAGTTGGAAAAATCAATAACAACAAAGAAAAAACTAAAAAAAGCACTAGGAGATGA